CAATCGACTTCCTTAACGACACAGCATCTGCAAACGTATTGGCAACATTACAAGCTGCATGGGGAACAACAGTTACAGCTGTATTCCTACAGACAAAGGGAACAGCAGTATCTGCTACTAACCCTCTCTACACAGTTTCATTGCTAGTCAATAACACAACAGACATCAATGGTGCTGTTGGCGATATCGGCACACAGTCAATCACATTCACTGCTAACTCAACTGTTGCTGTAGCCACAACAGGCACATTCTAAACAACTAAACTAAGGGGCAAAGATATGGCAAAGTTAAAGATCGTTAAAGTAGATGGAAGTATTGTTGAAGGAGAAATCACGCCAGCTGTGGAATATTTCTTTGAACAACAGACTAAAATGGGTTTCCATAAAGCGTTTCGCGATGAAGAAAAACAAAGCCACGTCTATCTCCTTGCGCATGAAGTTATTCGCAGATCAGGTGAAACTGTCAAGCCTTTCGGGATGGAGTTTATCGAGACACTCAAAAGTGTTGAGGTATTAGACTCCGACCCTTTAGCTTAAAGCGCGATCAACCATTCACCTACCTTATTGCTAGGCTAAGCATTAGGTTGGGGATCGCGCCACAGCAACTGTTAGAACTAGATAAGACCATGCTAGATGCACTTCTACAAGGTCTCAAAGATGAAGCAAAGGAGGTAGACGATGCCAGTAAGCGTAAAGGGCGCCGTTAATCTCCGCAAGGCTTTGCGTAAATTTACTCCCGATCTTGCTAAAGAAACTCAGCAGAACATCGCTGGAGCATTAAAGCCTATTACTAAAACTGCTAAGGGTTATCTACCAGATGATAGTTCAGTCCTAAGCGGATGGTTGCCTAGAGAAAACTCTCAGGGTAACTTTCCAACTTATACGGCTCGCATTGTTAAGGCTGGCATTGGTTACAAAACAACGCCATCAAAGCCTAATCGTAGAGGCTTTAGATCATTGGCTCGCGTATTTAACAAAAGCGCAGCGGGTGCAATCTATGAAACTATGGGTCGTAAAACTCCGACCAGTCGCTTTGTTCAGAATCAGAATAGTAAGTATGGCGCACAAATGAAGGGCAATGGCAAGATGGAAGGTCGTGCCTTGTTTCGTGCCTATGAAGAAAACAATGGCAAAGCCAGAGATGCAGTGCTTAAAGCAATCAAGATGGCATCAGACAAACTTAACGCTAGATCAACAGTGAGAGGCTAATCATGGCAAATATAGTCATAGATATTGCAGCCGAGTTCACAGGCGGTAATGCCTTCAAGAAGGCTGAGACTGCAACAGACAAACTCAGCAAAACTGCTGGCAAACTTGGTAAAGCATTTATCGGGCTTTACAGCACACAAAAGGTATTGGCTTACGGCAAGGCTTCAATTCAGGCAGCAGCCCAAGATGAGAAGGCTCAAAAACAATTAGCACTAGCTCTTAGAAACGTTGGCTTAGGTAGAGATGTTGCTTCTTCAGAGGCTTACATCCAAAAGTTACAAAGAGAGTTTGGCGTCCTCGATGATGAGCTGCGCCCTGCCTATCAGACATTAGCGGTAGCCACACAAGACTCAGCGGAATCTCAAAGACTATTACAAATTGCTTTAGATATCAGTGCGTCCACAGGTCGCGATTTAGGCTCTGTAACAGGTGCGCTATCAAAGGCGTTTCTAGGTAATAACACAGCCCTAAGCAAGCTAGGCGTAGGCATCTCTAAGGCTGATCTTAAGGCTAAGTCTTTTAAGCAAATCACCGATCAGTTAGCCACCACATTTGCAGGGTCTGCAACCGAGTCTGCTAATTCTTTGCAAGGCTCAATGGACAAGTTAGCCGTTGCCTCAAGTAATGCTAAAGAGATTATTGGCGAAGGCTTAATAGATGCACTTCAAGCACTAGGTGGCGAAGATGGTGTTGAGAATCTTGCCGTAAATATGGAAAGTTTTGCTCAAAAAACCGCAGATGCAATATCAGGCGTAGGTATCCTAATTGCAAAACTAAAACAAAACTCACCAATTCTTGAGAAGTTATTTGACTTTGCAGCCAATGCCCGAGGTGTGGCACAAGCGTTGGGCGAAGTAGCAAGAATACAAGAAGAAGCGTTGGCTGCTAGAACTAACTTTGGTGCTGCTTCAGGTGCTACAGGATTTGACAAAGGTTTTGGCACAACAGCCAAACTAATTAAAAACTCTAAAGTCCTTACAGCCGAGGAATCAAAGCAACTCAAAGCAAAGCAATTAAAGTACGCTATTGACAAGGCTACCCTTGCTCTTAACAAAGGATCTAATGTCTTTGACATTGAGAAGATCCAACTAGCTGCAGCTGAGAAAAGTGCGGCTGAGCAACTAGGTAAAGTAACAAGTCAAGCCCAACTGCTACAGATCACTAATGACCTTGCTCGCTTGGAAGTAAAGCAATCTATCCTTGCTCTAGATGAAGCCATTGCCTCAAAGGATGTCGCAGCCATTACCGCTGCTACGAATAAACTCAATACAGACCTAAAGGTTCTCGGTGTCCTTACTAATCAAGATCTTAAACTTAAAGATATTAAGTCAATCCTTGACTCATTACTTCCTAAGGATCTAATCAACCTAGCCAACCTTGATGCTGCTATTGCTAAGTTAAAGTTTATTGGTGGCGGTGGTACTACCACAGCAGCAATGTCTGGAACAGGCACAGGCGCAGGTACTCCTTCACTTCTTGAATCACTTGCAGCAGGTAGTTTTGTTCCTGTAGTAGGTGGCGGAGGTTATTCATCTACAGCAGGCAACTACGCTTCTAGCGGTTTCCCTGGCTCTGATCGAGGCTATAGCGGTAACACTATCGTTGTGAATACTGGCATTGGTGATCCAAATGCTATTGCTGAGGCAATCGACCAAGTGCTAAGAGATGCGACAGATCGAGGAACGCTGAGAGTCGCTGTCTAATGTCATGGATTCCAGAATGGCGAGTGACAATAAATGATGATGTTTATACAACTGTCACATCTGTATCTTTCGCATCAGGTCGCTTAGACATTGACCGCCAGCCGACTGCTGGTTACTGTCAAGTCCAGATCATCAACACAGATGGCTCACCCTTTACGATAAATGTTACAGAGTCAATCCTTCTAGAACTCAAGAACTCCAGCGGTACTTATGTCACAGTATTCGGTGGAGAAGTATCAGACTTCAACATTGGGGTCAGAAGCCCAGATGAAACAGGCTTTATTACTACTGGCACAGTCTTGGGCATTGGTGCATTGGCTAAACTCACTAAGGCTGTCTATAACACAGCTCTAGCAGAAGCCCTAGATGGCGCACAGATAGCAGAAATCTTGGGTGCAGCACTTAACCTTTCATGGGCAGAAGTAACCCCTACACTCACTTGGGATACCTATCCTGCGACAGTAACTTGGGCTGAGGCTGAGAACTACATCGGCACTATTGACTCAGGCTTTTACACAATGATTAACCTTGCAGCTAGTGCTACTGCTAAGTCTCAGACCTTAGTAGATCAGATAGCCACTAGCGCATTAGGTCAGGTTTACGAGGAGAAGGATGGCGATGTTTCTTATGACGATGCCGACCATCGCTCTAACTACTTGGCTGCCAACGGCTTTACTAATCTTGATGGATCGTATGCAACTCCGAGCAGTATCCAGTCTCAGACTCAGATCGCTCGTATCCGCAACAGCCTTATTTACAAATACGCTGCTGGCTATGCATCAACTTACAGTGTGTCTGATAGCGACTCTATAGCCTCTTATGGACTCTTTGAGAAGTCGGCTGAGTCAAACATCAAGGGGCTTACTGACATCACTGATATTGCTTCCAGAGAGTTAAACCTGCGCAAGAACCCTAGAGGCTCATTAGGAGCGATTAAGTTTCGTCTAGATAACCCAGACATGCCTAGCGCAATGCTTGACAACCTGATCGGGATCTTCTTTGGTCAGCCAGTGCTTATAAACAATCTGCCTAGCAACCTTCTTGATGGAACCTTTGATGGCTTTGTCGAGAATGTGGCACTTACTGCCACCCCTACCTATGTGGACATAACCCTTTATGTCTCAGCTACAGACTTCTCACTATCAACTACACAATGGGAAACAGTATTGCCTGCCTCACTCATTTGGACAGGCGTAAATGCTACACTTACATGGACAAATGCGACAGGAGCACTAACCTAATATGGCAACTACTACAACAAATTATGCGTTTGATGTACCCACATCGAGCGACTTAGTTAAGAATGGTGCTACTGCTATTGCAGAGCTTGGTCAAGACATTGACACTTTCCTGTTTCGTCCGATCACTCGCAACGGCATCATAAACGGCGGGTTCGACATCTGGCAGCGTGGTACTTCAATCGCCAACACAGCCAGTTACACTCAATATTGCACAGATCGTTTTCAGGTCAATCGTGGTGGTTTAGCAACTGGCGCAACAATCTCACGTCAATCATCTGGCTTAACTGGAATCCAATACGCAGCTAGAGTTCAACGCGATAGCGGTAACTCAAACACAGGCGCAATCTATTTCTTGACTGCATTAGAGACAGCAGATTCTTATCGTTTCGCAGGTCAAACTGTAACAATTTCATTCTATGCTCGTGCAGGATCTAACTATTCATCTGCATCATCTGCACTTGGCGTTCGCCTTGATTATGGCACAGGCACAGATCAGTCAATGGGTACAGGTTTTACTGGTCAAACAGCAGTCGTAACTCAGACAGCGACACTAACAACATCATGGCAACGCTTTACCTATACTGGCACTGTTTCTGCAACTGCTACTGAAATTGGTTTTTACAGTTTTTACACTCCAGTAGGCACAGCAAGCACAAATGATTACTATGAAATTACTGGCATTCAGTTAGAAGTAGGAAATAAGGCTACTCCGTTTATTCGCGCTGCTGGCAACATTCAAGGTGAATTGGCAATGTGCCAGCGTTATTATCAAGCACCAAGCCTTACACCATCCGCACTAATGATTTATGGCGGTTCATCATCTGGAGGCTTTGCAGCTAATGCTTACTCTCATTTTGTTTTCCCAGTGCAAATGCGCACAACTCCTACATTGACATTCTATGCTCATGATGCTACTGCTGGTCAAGTAACGCTTTATGTGGCTTCAGTAGCAGTTAAATCAACTTCAGTAGCAAGTATTGGCGCACAGCCTTGGGGTTGGACTGGAAACTTCAACGGAAGTACATGGAGCACAAATGCAGACTCAGGATTATTAGCGTTCGGATACAAGGCAGAGGCGGAACTATAATGTCAGACTTTACTTATGAAGTAATTGAATCAACTAATCCAATTACAGGCGAGACCATCACAAACGTTATGCGCTCAGATGGTGCTTTGATTCCGACAGACCCAGCCAACTCTGATTATCAGGCATATTTAGAGCATGAAGCCACAACTAAGTAAAGCTGCTGCTCAACTTCGATCACAAGTAGATGCTTGCTTCCCAGATCGTGATAAGCGTAGCGATGGGACCACGGGCGATCCCCGCCATGCTCTCACTAAGTCGGATCATAATCCAGATGCACAAGGTTGGGTACGGGCTTGGGACTGCGATCGTGATTTACACAAAGGGGGCAAGCCCGATGTCATGCCCGATCTTGTTAATCAGATTCGACTCTTATGCAAGTCTGGCGTTGAGAAGCGCATTTCCTACATTATTTTCGATGGAAAGATCTACTCCAGCATCCTTAACTGGAAGCCAAGAAAATACACAGGGGCTAACAAACACAACCACCACGCCCACTTCAGCTTTAAAAAAGAAGCTGACAATGATGGGGCTTTTTTTCAAGTACCTATGTTAGGAGCATCTAATGAATGAACTAAAGACAGCAGCAGGATCATGGGCGAGAGCCTTCCTTGTAGCAGCAATTTCCATGTATGCAGCAGGAATTACAGATCCAAAAGCACTTATTGCAGCTGGGCTTGCATCCATCATCCCACCAGTTTTGCGATACCTATCGCCTAACGATAGTTCACTCGGCACAAAGAAGTAATGAGTGCCCTTAACTGGGCAGGTTTTGCAGTAGCACTTGTCACGATTGGATCTGCCTTTGTGGGTTCAATCCGCTGGTTAGTTAAACATTACCTTGCTGAACTAAAGCCAAATGGTGGATCGTCAATGAACGATAGATTGACAAGACTTGAAGCGCGTGTCGAAACTGTGATTCAACTCCTAGACAGGTAACAATTATCTCATGGCAAGAAAAGCAACTAAGGATTTAGTAGAGCAAGATTACTCAGCTCTCGATGCTTACTGCATTGGGATGTATGAGTTTGCTCAAAGCCTAAAGCGGGCTGGCTTTGATGAGGAAACTGTCCTCGGAATTATCGTAGAGCGGTCTGCTTATCCTGCATGGATCTTGCCTGATCCAATCGAGCCAGAGAAATTTGGCGATTATGAAGATGAGGATGATGATTAAGAAACGCTATCTGGTCATATCGGATCTACAGATCCCCTATCATCATGAGCAAGCCGTTAAGAATTTAATCAAGTTAGTAAAGCGTGAGAAGTTTGACCTCATCCTAAACACAGGTGATGAGCTAGATATGCAGTCACAAAGCAAGTGGGCACAGGGCACTAAGTTAGAATGGGAAGGAACCCTCGATGCTGACAGAAGCCTTGCTCAAGATATTCTCTATGAACTCGGCACAACAGATGTCACTCGAAGCAATCATACAGACAGGCTCTACCACACGCTACTACGCGCTCCTAGCCTCATTGGACTCCCAGAGCTTGAATACTCCAAGTTTATGGACTTCGCAGGACTCGGTATCCGATTCCACAAAAAACCATTTGAGTTCCACAAAGGCTGGGTCTTAGTTCATGGTGACGAAGGATCGATGAACACCAATGCTGGACTTACAGCTCTTGGCTTAGCGCGTAAGTTCGGTAAGTCTGTAGTCTGTGGACACACCCACAGAGCAGGCATTAGTGCCTTCACAGAGGGCATAGGAGCCTCATACAGGACTTTGTGGGGCTTAGAGGCTGGGAATGTCATGGACAAGCGCAAAGCCTCTTATTTGAAGGCTGGGAGTGCTAATTGGCAGATGAGCGTGGCAGTCATAGAAACGCATGGAGATCGTGTTAGTCCAATGCTTGTGCCTATAAACAAGGATGGCAGCTTTACCCTTTACGGCAAGTTATACGCTTAGAAATCGTTATCGTTTCGTTACCTAAATATGCTTGACTGACATAAAGTCTATGCAACACTAAAGCCATGACAAGCACAACGACACTAATCAAGGAAGAATTTTGGACACTTGTATGCGAAAAGCATGGCTTCACTTGTGACTTTAAGACAAAGAAACAAGCTCTAGCTTGGAAAAATGATTCTTCCGTTTGGTGCGAAAAGTGCTAATTATAACTACTATAAGAAAAAGGGCGAAATGACAAATATAGAAAAAGCATTGCTTATCTGTTTTATAGGGTTAGCATTCTCTATGACACTGATAGCAATAGATGCTTATAGATTGGGTAAAGAACGCGGCATTCGAGAAGGTTGGCATAGAGGTCGCAACCTTAGCCGACAGGAATTCTGGGAAGAATGAAAGCCAATGAAATCTTACTCTCAGCCACCGACACGATCCGCGATCGTGGTCTATCGTATGGTCACCCTGCGGATAACTTGCAGCACACCGCAATGCTCCTTAGTGCATACCTACAGACACCGATACACGACTATCAAGTGGCAGGGATCATGGTCTTGGTTAAACTTGCAAGAACTAATCAGTCAGCCCAGCACATTGACAACTGGATCGACATGGCATCCTACGCTGGTTTAGGTGGGCAACTAGCAACAGAGGAGAACGACCTATATGTTTAATTTAGCCGATTATGAGACAGTGGAGGTCAGACTTGAGAAGTTTATTAAGGACTATCCAGATTTTCGCATTTCAACAGAGATGGAGCTTTGCGAGAAGGATAGATACATTATCAAGGCGTATCTATTTAAGACTGCTGGTGATAGCGTTGCGTGGACGACAGGATACGCTGAAGAAAAGATTACTGATCGAGGCGTTAATGCGACTTCAGCACTGGAGAATTGTGAGACTTCGGCTATCGGCAGAGCACTTGCTAATGCAGGTTATGCGACTAAAGGAAAAAGACCTAGCCGAGAAGAAATGACTAAGGTCGTTGCTACAAAAGTAGTAAAGCCAGCGGTACAAGATCTCGTACCAGATCAGCAAGACTATTGGACTACTCCAGTTAATGAATACATGAAGGTAGTAGATGCACCAGTTACCCTAGACAAGGCTATGGAGACTGTAGCTGCGATCATCGGGACAGGTGAAGCACAAGAAGCACCAACATGCAAGCATGGACACATGGTTTGGAAAACTGGTCACAGCGCAAAGACTGGCAAAGACTGGGCTGCTTACCAATGCACAGCTCTAGGTCATGCAGGCTTTGAGGGTAAATGCCCTGCTATCTGGTATGTCATAGGTAGCGATGGTAAATGGCAACCACAGAAAGCGAGAGGCTAGTGGGTCACTTAGAATACTTTAACGAAACAACTGGTGAGTGGACTAACATAGAAGATATTCCATTGTTTGACACTATTAACTGCCAGTTATGCAATGAGCCAACAGCAGCTCACGATATTGTTGCCGAGATTAAGTTCAAGGATAATCAGCCTATTGTCGGCACATGGCAGTGCAGAAAGTGCAAGGCAGTCAATGGATGATCGTCAGCAATTACTTACAATCTTGATCTTAGTTCTATTCATTGGTGGCGTTGTCATGGGACTGATGGTTAATGGCTAGTCAAGCAAGGAAACACAGAGGTTTCCGCACAGAGCGCGTAGTAGCTGAGTACCTATCGACTTGGTGGCAGGGCGCGTGTGTGGGAAGGGGTAGTGGCAAGGATATTGTGAATGTTCCGTTTGATGTTGAAGTTAAAGCCAGGGCAGGCTTTCAACCTCTTGCGTATCTGAAGCAATTAAAGGCTCGGACATCTTCTTCGGGGGAATTGGGTTTCGGAGTCATACGGCTAAATGGACAAGGCGAAGATGCTGCCGAGTATTGCGCCATCATCCGACTAGCTGATCTCTTGCCACTACTTCTACTTCAATATGGTCATCTAACTAGCGAACCCACAGATGCAGACATTGACCGCTGCTTAG